GAAGAAATTTAGAGGCAAGGAGAGGGTAAAAAATGAGCTTCTGGATAAGATAAGCTCGGAGGATTTGAAATGAAAATATATAAGAAACAAACAAAGCAGACAGCTCATGAATTGGGCTTTTCATCTAAAGTTTTAAGTAGGGAAGAATATATTAATAGTTTATTCGGAAATTGTGGTTTCCGATAAGGCTTGATTGGTTGGTAGACTGTCATTAAGTTCTTTTCTTAATGGTCTCCACCACCGCTGTTTTGCGACGACGACGTGCTTCTTCAACGGTGATAAATTCACCAGTCTCGGCATCACGCCCAACCTTGAATTTTTTGTATCCCATAAAAGGAAAAATTAAACAATATAAAAAGATTTTTAGAACAATCAAGAATTTATCCTTATTGGTGGAGAAATATTGGTACAGGTTTTTCACGGAATGGTAGAAGGACAATATTAAGAAAGATAGTGTATAATACTATTGGTGGCGGAGGTTTTTTTAGAAACAGAAAAAATTTAATTTATAAAATCTATTGGAAATTCAAATGCCTACACCAAAACAGGAAAAACTTATAAGATTACTCTTGGACAATCTTGGGAATAAGAAAAATACAAAGACCTTCAGGGAGATGATTTTAGAGGCCGGCTATGAAGAGTCAATGGCTAAAAAATCCTTATCAGATGGTCAAAGAACGTCAAAGAACGTCAAAGAGCTTTAAACTCCACAAGCTGGCTGATTATTTTTGAGAAGTACAATTTTTGTAGCGTCGTGGTCAGTAGCTTCCGACGGTAAATAGAAGTGACTCTAAGGAACAGCGATATCTCACCCACCCCCCTTTCCTGCACCAGGAAAAGCCTCTTTTGTAGGGAAGAGGGGTGAGTAAGAACCCCCCCCCTCGCCGAGTCCGATAACATATACAAATAACCAATCGGGTGCAGGAAAGGTTAGGAGTATATAGCCTACAAAATATATATAACTAGCCTTTCCTGGTTCCCTATTCTATTAGGGGTGTAGATGGGGGGTTATGGGTAAAATATCTAAAAGAAGAAATATTGGTATTTGAAATAATCGTGTACATATGGCCAATAGTTATAATGCCAAAGCTGTTGCTGAGGAGGTAATAAAAACGGTACGAGCAGGTACTAAAGTTGAGCTTGGAAAAATTCAGAAAAGGCATGGATATTCTGATTCATCGGTACAAGCGGGTAAGGCGATAAAGACCAAAACTTTTAAGAGAGCCATAAAGCCGTTAACTGATGGCCTTCACAGGGAAATTCAGAAGATAAAAAAGGAAATGGCCGGGAGAGACATTACCGAAGAGAAATACAGGGATCTGGCTGACGTGTTGGATAAGCTAATTAAGAATTATCAGTTATTGTCCGGTGGAAAAACGAGTAATGAAAGTTTAGAAATAAAATGGCAAGATTGATTGAAATCCCATATAAACCACGGAATTGGGCGAAACTGTTGCACGGTTGTAAAAAAAGGTGGATGGTTCTCGTTCTCCATAGGAGGGCGGGAAAGACAACGGCAGTATTGAATCACCTGCAACGCTCTGCTCTTCAAAATCCAAAAACCAGGTACGCATATATTGCCCCTACATACAAACAAGCTAAGTTAATCGCTTGGGACATCATAAAGCAGTATTCACAAGACATACCGGGTATTAAGTACAATGAAGCAGAGTTAAAGGTAACGTATCCGAATAATTCTACTCTTCATCTGTTTGGTTCTGAAAATGTTGATAGTTTGCGCGGTATCGCATTATGGGGGGTAGGACTGGATGAGCATTCTCAACAACCAAGCAATTTGTTTAGCGAGGTGATTTCAAAATGTTTGGCCGATAATCTCGGTTATTGCGTCTGGTTAGGAACGCCGAAAGGGAAGAATCAATTTTATAGGACGTATGAGAACGCCAAGAATAATGATGATTGGTTAGCAATTTTTAAAAAAATAAGTGATAGTTTGGAAGAGGAGGAGGGCGAGGTTATCGAAAATTTGAGGGTTGCATATAAGGATGATAAGCGATTGGTGGAACAGAACCAGATGACTCAAGAAGAGTTTGACCAAGAGTGGAATTGTTCATTTCAGGCCGCAATTAAAGGGGCATATTACGCCAGAGAGATTGCTTACTTGAGGGAGAGTGGACGTTATAAATTTGTACCGTATGACATGGCGCTGAAAGTTTACACTGTTTGTGATTTGGGAGTTGGCCAGAATTTAGCGGTTGGTTTTTATCAAAAAGTGGCAAATGAGATTAAGATGATTGATTATTGGCAAGGAGAGAACAACGAAGGACTTGTCCATGCCATAAGAGAGATAAAAAATAAGCCGTACGTGTATGGTAAACACTTCGCTCCGCATGACATAAACGCTAGAGAAGAAATGACAGGCAAGACTAGGATTGAATCGGCCAAAGAGTTGGGCATACACTATGAGGTCGTACCGTCAGTTCCGGTTGATGACGGAATAAACAAAGGAAAGTTGTTTTTTTCAAGATTGTGGGTATCAACGAAGTGTGAGGTTTGGTTGGACGCCGTTACGCAATACCACAGAGAATGGGATGATAAAAGAGGAGAGTTTAAAAAGAATCCTTACCATGATTGGACTTCACATCCGTGTTTAATTGCGGGGACAAAGATTTTAACCAATAAAGGTGAAAAAGAAATTGAAGCAATTAGAAAAGGAGATTTTGTCAAAACGCCAATGGGCTTAAAGAAAGTTTTATGGGCAGGACAGACAGGTGAAACGGATAAATTAATAGAAATTGATTTAGGAAAAACTAAAATTGTTTCAACCCATAATCATAAGTTTTTTACAACCAGAGGGTTTGTATATGCTGATGAACTGCGTTATAATGATAGTATAATTAACTTAAATTATACTATATGCAAATCAAGTTTATTGTATTCAAAGGCAAAAAGTATCGGTTTTCGGGAGGCTATTACCGAGCAGAAAATTGGGGAAAAGGAGTTAGTAATTTACACAGAGCAGTTTGGGAAGATGTTAATGGACAAATTCCAAAAGGTTGCCATATTCATCACAGAAACGGTGATACAGCCGATAATAGGATTGAGAATTTGGAATGTATTGATGGGAAAAAGCATAATTCCTTACACTCTCTCAATAGTAAATGGGTTGGAAGTGAGGCAAATAGGCAACAATTACGAAGTATCAACGGATTGGCTAAAAAGTGGCATAAAAGTTCAGTTGGTAGGGAATGGCACAGAAAACACATTAAAAACACTTGGAAAAACAAAGAAAGATTTATTGTTAAAGAAAATTGCTTATTTTGCGGGAAAGAATTTGAAACATATTCTACCCATAAAGGTAAATACTGCCACCCGAATCATAAAGCTAAGGCGTTTAGAAAACGGCATAAAAAAGATTTATGATTTAGAAGTTGAGAAAGACCATTGTTATTACGCAAACGGACACTTGGTTAGCAATTCAGACGTTCACAGGTACGCCGCCTTAGTTGAAGACCAATTCACAAATGAAGATGAAACTGTTTTACAAACTCAAGTCCACTCACAAAGAACAAGAGAAAACATTTATGATGGGATCTAAACTATGAAAAGTCCGGGATTAAAATCAGAAAAAGAGTTTAAGGAGAAGGCTCTCGCTCAAGGCTTACAAGAAAAACAAGCCGAGGATATTTATTTTTATCACGATAGAGCAAGAAAAGCCTTTGAACAGCGTGAGAGTCAATCTGTTCATCTTGATGGTCTCGGGTTTTTTCAGGATTATCAACTCAATCAGCAGGCGGCAAATTCGTATCTGAGACCAAAAAAGAACGATGATGAAGTCAGAGTGAACACCGGAACGACTGAAAAAAAGATTGAAGTCGTATGGAACGAACTTTTAAAAATGACGTGGGACATAGAGGTCAGGGCTTTTAACCAGAAAGACATTCCGTTGGTGAATTTGGGTGAGAGTTTCAGTTCTGTCATTGAACGAACGAACGAAATTGAAAAGGAAGACGATTTGTGGTCTTCAGCCATATTGGAGGGTCTAACGCAGCGCAGGGTGTTTTTAAAAGAGGTGTGGGATAACGGAACGGTCAGAGATAAACGCGGGGATGGCAAGGTTTACAATCGTCGTTTGGCCAAAGCAAAAAAGAAACTCATATCGGGCCTTAAAGTGTTCTTGGGAGACGAAACTTTACCGTGGTATCGGTTTAATGAACAGCCCTATATCATCGAATATGACAGGGTACACTGGAAAGAAGCCGAAAAGCTGTTCAGATATAAGGAAGACGGTACGGAAAATCCAATGTGGAAGTGGGTTGGTAAGGGTAATAATTGTGCTTTTGGTGGGATATTCGGAATAAGATACGGGGTATTAGAGGACGATGAGGTAGAGATAATGCGATATAGGTCTTATCCTGACGATGAGAAGATGGATTTGGTTAATGGCGTTCCGATGGATAAAGTCGGTACGAAGTTGCCGTGGGAGTATGAAGGCTATAATATGCGACAGTTCGGGCTGAAGCCTGTAGCCATAGACAGTGCCTTGTCTCGTCCTTTGACTGCTTCGGCTAAGACACTACAGTCATTGGATAACGAAACGATACGCCTGATGATACGAAAATTCAGACAGTCTTTAGAGCCGCCTAAAGGAGTTCCGGCTGGTAAAGTGTTCTCAAAGGACATATTTAGCCCTGGCGCGATGACACAAGGAATTAAAAAGGACGACATTTTTGACTTGTTAGACCACCAAGGAGTCACGCAGAGTGAGTTTAGTATGTTTCAGCTCATTGAAAGAAAAGTTGAGGAGTTTATTGGCGCGGGTTCTATTCAGCAAGGGATGGCTACTGACAAACAGCAAACAGCCTATGAAGTACAGGAGTTGCAGAAGCAATTCGCCACCATGCTTGGTAACTCGGTTCTGATGTGTATGGCAATGAAGCGTGAGATGGGCTATTTGCGACTGTATAACCTCTTGGAACACGCTAAAGAACCTATAACAAAGAAACTTGACCCCGTGAGCCAAAAGGTAAATTCCGTCTATATGTCGTTCACCAAACAAAATGCCGATTTGGGAGAGGGCAGAATGGGTAATAAGGAGATAGTCTTTACCGACCAAAGTTTTGATTCAATGGGTTCTGAAATGAAAGCCTTGTATAAAGAAGAAGAAAGAGCTAAAATCATCGGCAAAGACTTTAGGAGGTTTTTTGTAAACATAACGACACTCCTTGAAATTCCCATCCAGTGGTTCATATCGGTATCACAAGGCTTTAAGGATAGCAACAATCTTGATAAAGTTATTTTTAAAGACACATTGTCAGACGCTGTCGCAGTTGCTCAAATAGCAGGCAGGCCGTTGGCGGGAGACGCGATAGTGCAAGAGTTTGGACAGATTCACAAAAAAAGAGATTGGTTTCAAAAGGAAGCGCCACAGCAATTAGTGCCTCAAATGGCTGGTATTGAAGGAAGTGAACAAGGTCAAGACTTAAAACCGAAGAATGAAAATAAACCGAGTGTTAATACCTTACTTGGACAATGATGGAAGAAGAACGGATAGACATTGAGATAGTCGTCCATCCACCTGTTGAGATTTACAAAAAGGCGAAAGAAAAGTGGGGAGTGGACTTTAAAGACGTTATCTTTACGGTTGGCAACATGATTCATCATCACAAAGACAAGAGATTGACTCCTGAGCTGTTACAGCACGAACTTGTCCACGTAAAACAGCAGGCGGCGTATGGAGTGGAGGCTTGGTGGGACAGATATTTTGAAGATGACGAGTTCAGGCTTTCGCAGGAAGTCCCAGCCTATCAGGTACAATACCAAGTAGCCAGAGAAAATATAAAAGACAGAAATCAGTTGACGAAGTATTTGTTTGAAATCGCGAGCTATCTGTCGGGTAAGATATATGGAAATATTATAGGTCATTCAGAGGCGGTTAAACTAATAAAACAATGAAAGATTTTTTGAGAAAACTGTTAAAGATTGAACCTGAAGTCAAAGTGGTTTATTCGGTTGACCCCATTGAGCTTGTTAATAGAATCACGGAGGATAAATTCAGGTGGTATGATTATTCAGAGCTTGAACAGAATGAACAAGTAAAATACTATAAGGCCGCTCAAGAAGCACTGAACAATCCGGCAATATTGAACGAAATGGCCAAGTTAAACGCTGAATGGGCACAGTGGGGCATAAAACAGAGTGGGAATTTTGACGGAGTATTGGGTATGAGGCATCAGATGAGCGGTATCTTACTGTTGTTAGAACGATTGGAAAACATAGTGAATCCTTTACAAAAATCTAAACCGGCTGAAGAGCCGTATGAAGGAATTTAATTCGTAAACCCCAACAGCCAAACGCGTGGGCTTGCAAGACACGCAGTAGGGGAAGAGGAGCAAAAAATGAAATACTACGATGAGGACGGTCAAGAAGTTGAAATGCCGTCTCAAGAAGAAATAGCCGACCTAAAAGCGAAAGCAGAAAAGGCTGGAGATTCCGAAAAGCTCTCTGAAATGGAAAAAAGTATTCGTGAAGCTTTAGGAATTAAGCCAGAAGATGATCTGGTGGAAGCGGTTAAACTCGCAAAAGAGTCCGCTAATCCAAACTGGCCTGCTACAAGGACGAAACTCAACAAGATGACGGAGTTTATCAAATCAATCAATCCGAAAGCTAAAATCGGTGAGGATGGCACGATAGACGTAGAAGAAAAGCTTGACAGTAAAAGTATAGAAGAAAAGGCTCGCAATGCCGCCAGACAGGAAATATTCGGTCAAGAGATAAATAGGGGCTTTGACAATTTGAAACATCTAACAAAGGAAGAAAAGGTAGTCGTGAAAAAAGCATTTGAGAAATTGTCATCGGGTGAGGAGCTTAATTCAGAAACCATTCCCGTTTATATGCAACAGGCCGTTAATGCCACGTTTCCAAAGAAGTCAAGTGTTGATATAGAGGGAGGAAGTCCAAGAATAGGGGGGAGTGGTGAGAACTTTGCTGAGACAACGGAGGGCAAAGAGGCAGCTAACTCATTCTTTGGTGAAGATTCATTTGCCAAAAAGGAAAAATAACTTATGGAAACACTAAAAGATCAACTTAATAAACAGGCCTCTCACACCCCGCAAGAAGTAAAGGAACAACTACGAGAGGAAAAGCCAAAGTCGGTTAAGTCGGTTAAGAAAGAGGAAACCGTAGAGATTACAAAAGGAGATTTTCAGGGCTTGATAGCAACAGTTCAGAAATTACAGGGCGAGATTTCCACTTTGAAAGAACGAGGGGGAGAGTCAATCGCGCTTCCTACTGTAAAGGTTAAAAAAGCCAAAATCCATATCTATAAAGGGGATGTCATCACGAAAGTCGGAAAGGCGTGGGAAATTCTGGACAAGTACGGGGAGAGTGAGATGAGGCTTGAGATATTTACTAACGGCAAAAAGTATGAAGTCAATTATAAGGGGTTTGCCGATGGCTTAGAAGAATTGGGCTTTAGTACAGAAGAGGCCGAGATAAAAGAGATAAAAACTATTGATGAGGGCATTGACATTCAGGGATATACTGATTTAATTAAGGTAGATTATGATAACTATCGTAGTAGTTCGC